GGTTGCGTTAACAACGGCAACCACGGCCTCGATCACAAGCATCAGTTTGACTGCTGGCGATTGGGAAGTGTGGGGCACCGGGGCGTTTGCTTTTACTGGCGCGACTGCCGGGTATTTGCAATGCGGCATTTCTACGTCAGCTGGTACATTTTTAACGACTCGCTACAACACGCAAGTGACGCCGGTTTCTGCCATTGGCACCATCACAAATAGTTACGCAATTCCCCGAAATCGTTTCCAACTGACCGCCACAACGACAATCTATTTGTTGCACTTCGCCACGTTTTCGGCAGGCTCGGTTGCCGGGTTCGGTGTGCTTTCGGCAAGGCGCATCCGGTGATGCACGAACTGGAACACCTGCTGATTGCTCTTGCGGTGCAGGCCGCCATTGGCTTGCTGACCGGCGACTGGTGGGCCGGCGCTGCGCTGGGTGCTGGCGTATTCATTGGCCGCGAACACGCGCAGGCCGAGTACAAGTGGATTGAACACTACGGCCACGGGCGCCGTGCCAACCTGCCCTGGTGGGGTTGGTTAGACCGCCGCGTGTGGGATGTTCATTCGTGGTTTTGGAATCTATCATTGCCCATAGCGGCTGTGCTTATACTGGCCGGAGTAATGTGAAATGACGATTATTGTCCCATCAACTTCGTTTACAACATCAACGACGGCGGGCGACCAAATCAACGCCGCGTTGCGGTTGATTGGACAATTAGCTGAAGGCGAAGTGCCGTCTGCGGCTACCGCACAAGATGCGTTGACCGCCATGAATCAAATGATTGATTCGTGGAACACCGAGCGCCTTAGCGTGTTCTCAACGCAAGACCAAGTGTTTAGCTGGCCCCCGAACACTATCAGCCGCACGTTGGGCCCGTCTGGCGACTTTGTGGGCAACCGCCCTATCCTGCTTGATGATTCGACGTACTTTAAGGACGCTTCTACGGGCATTTCGTTCGGTATCAAAATCCTCAACCAGCAACAGTATAACGGCATCGCCGTTAAGACTGTGACCAGCACTTACCCGCAAGTCATCTGGGTTAACATGACATACCCCGACATTGAAATGTACATCTACCCCGTGCCCACACGGGTGTTGGAATGGCATTTTGTTTCAGTGGCTGAACTGCATCAAGCCGCGTCACTATCAACCGTGTTGGTGTTGCCGCCAGGTTACTTGCGGGCGTTCAAATACAATCTGGCGTGCGAATTGGCACCGGAATTTGGCGTCGAACCGTCGCCTACCGTGTCGCGCATCGCCATGACCAGCAAACGTAATCTGAAGCGCATCAACAACCCAGATGACATCATGAGCTTGCCGTACAGCATCGTTGGCACCCGCCAGCGGTTTAACGTTTTTGCCGGCAACTACTAATGCAAATAGCACTTGATTACGATAAGACCTATACAGCAGATCCAGAACTTTGGGAAAAGTTTATCGGTCTTGCGCAGGCGCGTAATCATAGCGTTTGTGTTGTGACAATGAGATACCCGTACGAAAATATTAAAGGTCTTACTGTTCCTGTTGTATACACCAGCAGAGAAGCAAAAGTTAAGCATTTCATAGCAGACGTTTGGATTGATGATTCTCCAAATTGGATTTATCAGGATTCTATATAATGAAAATGCCAATTCTGGGGCAGGCGTATGTGGCTCGCAGCGTCAACGCTGCGGACAACCGCATGGTCAATCTGTACCCCGAGGCGACGCCCGAAAACGGCAAAGACGCTGGCTTTCTCAACCGCGCGCCTGGTCTGCGGCTGTTAGCGACGTTAGGGACTGGCCCTGTGCGCGGGCTGTGGCAATTTGGGGCGTACGGCTATGCGGTGTCTGGCAACACGCTATACAAAATAGACTCAGCGTGGACCGCAACTGTACTGGGCACGGTGTCTGGCAGTGGGCCGGTCAGCATGACCGACAATGGCACGCAGCTGTTCGTTGCGTGCAACCCGCTCAGCTACATCTACAACGCCAGCACCGGCGTGTTCGCGCAAATTACCGACCCTGACTTTCCTGGCGCGGTAACGGTGGGGTATTTGGACGGGTACTTCGTGTTCAACGAACCCAATTCGCAAAGGATTTGGGTCACTCAGTTGCTGGATGGAACGTCGGTAGATCCGTTGGATTTTGCTAGCGCCGAAGGTTCCCCTGACGGTCTGCTTGCCATTGCGATTGACCACCGCGAGGCGTGGCTGTTTGGCACCAACACCGTTGAGGTGTGGTACGACTCAGGCGCGGCAGCGTTTCCGCTGGAGCGCATACAGGGCGCATTTAACGAGCTTGGTTGCGCGGCTCCGTATTCAGTAGCCAAGATGGACAATGGGCTATTCTGGTTGGGCTCCGACGCCCGTGGCAACGGTATGGTCTACCGGGCGAACGGTTACACCGGTCAACGGATTAGCACACACGCCATAGAGTTTGCCATTCAAGGCTACGCGACCATCTCCGACGCCATTGGCTACACTTACCAGCAGGACGGCCATTCGTTTTATGTGCTGATTTTTCCAACCGGCAACGCTACTTGGGTGTACGACGTTGCAACCGGCGCTTGGCATGAACGGGCCGCGTTCAGCAACGGCCAATTTACGCGGCATATCAGCAACTGCCAAATGAATTACAACAACGAAATCGTGGTGGGTGATTACGCCAACGGCAATATCTATGCGTTTGACCTCGATGTTTATGCGGACAACGGCGCGGTACAGCGTTGGCTTCGGTCGTGGCGAGCGCTGCCATCTGGGCAAAACAACCTAAAGCGAACGGCGCAGCACTCGCTACAGCTTGACTGCGAAACGGGCGTTGGCCTTAACACCGGGCAAGGCAGTGACCCTCAAGCCATGCTTCGTTGGTCTGATGATGGCGGTCACACTTGGTCAAACGAACATTGGACATCAATGGGCGCGATTGGGTCGTATGGCACGCGGGCCATTTGGCGCCGGTTAGGGATGACGGAAAAGATCCGAGACAGGGTTTACGAAGTGTCCGGCACCGACCCAGTAAAAGTAGCCATTATCGGCGCTGAATTGACCGTATCTGCAACTAATGGCTGACAATACCACTAATATCACACCACCACGCGTTCCATTTTTGGACGCGCGAAACGGTCAAATATCACGCGAGTGGTATCGATTCTTTCTAAACCTGTTCACCATTACCGGCAACGGAACCGGCGTTACGCCTATTGCAAATGGCGGAACAAACTCCACGTCTACGCCGCAATCAGGCGCCATAGCGTATGGTGACGGCGCGTCATATAGATTTACGACGGTTGGCTTGCCCGGACAAATATTGACCAGCAACGGCGCCGGTTCGCCGGGGTGGACTACGGCGGCAGGGGGCTCTGTCACCAGCGTGGATGTATCTGGCGGCACCACCGGGTTTACGACGTCGGGCGGCCCCATAACATCGTCGGGCACCATTACGTTGGGCGGAACATTAGCAATCGCCAATGGCGGCACTAATTCATCCGCAACCCCTACTGCTGGGGCCGTCCCATACGGCACCGGCACGGCGTATGATTTTACTGCGGTTGGCACTGTAGGTCAGGTGCTGACCAGCGCAGGTGCTGGCACGCCTACTTGGGCCACACCAACCACTGGCACAGTTTCTAGCGTTGATGTATCAGGTGGCACAACGGGCTTAACCACTTCGGGTGGCCCAATTACCAGTTCCGGCACCATTACGTTAGGCGGAACTTTGGCTATCGCTAACGGCGGTACGAACGGTACAGCGACACCCACAGCCGGGGCCGTTCCTTACGGCACCGGTACGGCGTTTGGCTTTACCGTTGCCGGTACGTCCGGCCAAGTGCTGACTAGCGCTGGCGCTGGTATACCTACTTGGACCACCCCAACTACCGGCACGGTGACTAGCGTTGGGCAGACGTTTACCGGCGGCCTCATATCGGTAACCGGGTCGCCTGTTACCGGGTCTGGCACGTTGGCGTTAACGGTTGCGGGGACGTCGGGCGGCGTTCCTTACTTTTCATCCGCAAGCACCTGGGCGTCGTCGGCGACGTTAGCGGCGAATGCTTTGGTCATCGGCGGCGGCGCGGGCGTAGCGCCTGCGACCACTACAACGGGCACAGGTGTTGTCACCGCGTTGGGCGTCAACACTGGAACTGCCGGCGCGTTTGTCGTCAACGGCGGCGCGCTGGGCACGCCGTCCAGCGGCACGGTGACTAACCTGACCGGTACGGCGTCCATCAACATCAACGGCACTGTAGGTGCTACAACACCCACCACCGGCGTGTTCACTACGGTGGTCGCCAATACCAGCGCGGGCGTAGGCGCTATCGCACCAGCGGGCACTAATTTTTATAACGTCAAAAACATTACAGGTGCTACCGCTGCAAACGCCAACTATACTTTTGCGACTATCCAGAGCGACGTAACTTCCCAAGCTCGCGGGTATCTTACTAACTTAGGAACCGCCGCCACCGCGTTTACGTTATCAAACCTTAGACATTTTTACGCATTCCAAGGAACTATTGGCGCGGGGTCAACTGTAACCACCCAAATTGGGTTTTACGCAGAAAACAATTTAATTGGCGCTACCAATAACTATGGTTTTGTGGCGGGTGATACCGCCGCAGTAACCGCAGGCAAAACGGCTTACGGGT